CAACAAACATATACAATTTATAGAGAGATGATCCCAAAAACCAAAACGTTCTTGAAATATATCAAGTCAAGAACAAAAAGACAGCCTGCTACTTTGGTAGAGTACGTAGCAAAACATTTTGAATGCGGTTTAGGCGAAGCCGAAGAATATATTGACATTTTACGCGAACATGGCGTACGAAAAGTTTTGTACGACATGGGAGTAGAAGATAAAGAAATAGAAAAGTTATTAAAAAAATGAATAGAGAAATTAAGGTTACAGATTCAATTGTAGATTCCATTATAGACAAATTTGTTAACAGAGCCACATTTGGGAAACAAAAATATGGAACAGACATGGACCGTAACGACTTATCTTTAGAAGAATGGCTAGAGCATTCCATCCAGGAAAAAATGGATGACATATTATATATCCAGAAAGCTTTAATGGTCTTACGCGAAGCGAAAAACTCATAATATTTATCATAAAATACTAAAATGGTACAAGAACAACTTAGAATGCAAATGTTAGCAGGTGTAATCACAGAAGGTGAATACAAAACAAAATTGCAAGAAAATGAAGTAGCTGCAAAGAAAAAATCAATCAACGAACATATGATCGGAGGAATTGTAGGAATTGGAGCAATTAACCAAATCCCACCTCGTACTAAAGCAGTTTACGAAGATGCTTTTGAATACTTTTTGAGCCAAAAATATTCTTTAAACGAAGTAGAAGATGAAATGGTAAATTCTAATATGTTAAAGTTATATATTGACAAACTAATCGACTTAGCTGATGATTACGAATACACCCCAGAAATGGTAGATGAATTAGAAAATCTTAAAAATACTTTACCTAGTGGGTCTATGAGTAAAGAAGATGCTCTTAATATAGCTCAAAAAACTATTGATATTACTGAAGATGATATTGACGCTGCTGAAGCTTTAAATCAAGCTATTAGTGGTGATTATGAATTAGGTGAGGGTAAAGAAGTAGAAGAACCAAGCAACTACTAAAATGAACCCAAGAGACACAATCACATTAGACGTCCCTCTATTTATTCGTTTACTCGAATACGCTAGAGAAGATGCTCAAGCCGATATGGATCTACACAACGTAGCAGAAAACGCAATCGGTTTAGCACTTTCAGGTAAAACGTTAACAATGGACGATTACAGTTCAATTGTTGGATCTCAAGAAGATATTGCTGAAATTAGAGCATGGCAAGTAAGGGCAGGGATCATTAAATAAAATAAAACATTTTTATAGAAAAGCTTGCCTATCGGCAGGCTTTTTCTTATCTTTAGGTAATGAAAAAAAAGTTACCTTCTATATTAAAGGAGATAAAAACTAAGGTTTTACCCGAAATTGATTACGCAACACAAAAATCCATTTCATATTCCCAAATGTCTATGTTTAATGAGTGCCCTAAAAAATGGTCACTCCAATATAGAGAAGGACACAAACAATTCACTTCTTCCATTCACACAGTTTTTGGAACTGCATTACATGAAGTACTCCAAGCATATTTAACTACAATGTATGAAAAAAGTGGGGCGGAAGCAGATAGATTAAACACATACGAAATGCTTGAAGACGCATTACGTGAAGAATATAAAAAACAATACAAAGCAAATAACAACCAACATTTCTCAGCTCCTGAAGAACTTAGAGAATTTTTTGAGGATGGAATAGAGATCATAAGAGAGTTTGCAAAAGACAGAGGTAAATATTTTTCTAAACGTGGTTGGCATTTAGTGGGATGTGAAGTACCTCTTATTCTTCATCCATCTCCAAAACTACATAATGTGATGTTTCAAGGTTATCTTGATATTGTAATGTATCATGAACCAACAAATACATTTAAAATCATAGACATTAAAACAAGTAGACAAGGTTGGAGCAAAAAAGAGAAATCAAACGAACAAAAACAGTTTCAACTTATCATTTACAAAAAATACTATTCGGAACTATACAACGTACCAATAGAGAATATAGATATAGAGTTTATGATAGTAAAACGTAAAATATTTGAAAGTGAGAAATTCACCATCAAACGCGTGCAATTATTTAAACCCTCATCAGGTAAAGTAAAACTAAACAAAGCAACAAAATCGATTGAAGAATTTATAGAACAAGCATTTGATCGCAACGGTTACAAACAAGTTGAACACCAACCAAAAGTAAATGATAATTGCAAGTGGTGTCCATTTCATAAGACTCATCTTTGCTCTGCGACCTATTGACATCCCTACATATGTATATACAATAACACAAAATTAAAAACATATGAGTGATAAAAAACAAGTACTAACGAGCGTCAAACTAGATGTAGACCTATTTGAAAATTTTAAAATCGAATGCATTAAACGTAAATTTTCGTTTCAAAAATTAAGTGAAAGAGCGATTCACCTATATTTAACAGACGAAGAATTTAGAAAAAAAATTCATAACCATAGCGATTTAAGCTTGGAAACCGAAGGATAGAGTTATAGATTTACACAAAACAAATATAGTTATATGAATTCAAGTTTTAAGTATCTTCCTCAAAATGAGAGGAAAAAAATCATGCTAATTTGCGACGACTTAAGAGTACACTCCGGTGTAGCTACAGTAGCGCGCGAACTAGTTTTAAACACAGCCCAACATTTTAATTGGGTAAATATTGCGGGAGCAATAAACCATCCGGAAAAAGGAAAACGATTTGACATTTCCGCAGACACCAATGCAAATACAGGCTTAACAGATGCTTCTGTTTTCTTGTACCCTGTTGACGGTTATGGAAACCCAGATTTGATCCGTCAGTTGATTCAAATTGAAAAACCGGATGCAATCATGTTAATTACCGATCCAAGGTATTTTGAATGGTTATTTCAAATTGAAAACGAGATTAGACAGGAAATGCCTATCATTTACTTGAACATCTGGGATGATTATCCGGCACCGTTGTATAATAAAGCATTTTACGAGTCGTGTGATGCATTGTTAGCAATTTCAAAACAAACAAGGTTAATCAATGAACTTGTTTTAGGTGAAAAAGCTAAAAACAAAGTGATTCACTATGTTCCTCATGGATTAAACCATGAAATGTATTATCCGATTGAAAAAGAGGATGAATTGAAGGAACTTGAAGCGTTTAAAACAAACTTGTTTGGAGGAAAAGAAAAGGACTTTATTGTATTCTTTAACTCTAGAAACATTAGACGTAAACAAATTCCGGATACTATGTTTGCTTTTAAAATATTTTTAGATACATTGCCAAAGGAAAAAGCAGCTAAATGTGCTATGGTAATGCATACCGAAGTTATAAGCGATCATGGAACAGATTTGGAAGCAGTTAGAAAAATATTATTCCCGGATTATCCAGAAGCAATTTATTTTTCGGTTAATAAATTAGATAACAAACAGTTAAATCAACTTTATAACATTGCGGATGCTCAAATTTTATTGACTTCAAATGAAGGTTGGGGATTGTCGTTGACAGAAGCTATTTTAGCAGGAACTGTAATTATAGCAAACGTAACAGGTGGTATGCAAGACCAAATGCGTTTTGAAGATGAAAATGGAAACTGGTTTGTACCATCACCAGAACTACCTTCAAATAATACAGGGCGTTTAAGAAAACATGGTTCATGGGCGTTTCCGGTTTATCCAACAAATCGTTCACTTCAAGGTTCACCTAAAACACCTTATATTTGGGATGATAGATGTAACGCTGAAGATGCAGCTATTCAAATTGGAAATATATATGCATTAGATAGAAAAGCAAGAAAAGAACTTGGTAAAACAGGAAGAAATTGGGCTGTAAATGAAGCAGGTTTTACAGGAGAGCATATGGGAGTTAGAGCAATTCACGCGATAGATAAATTATTTAACACGTGGATTCCGCGAGAAAAATATGAGCTAATCAACGTTAATGACATTAAAGAAGACACAATTAATCACGCATTTGTATATTAAAATATGGAAAATTTAACCCAAAAACTAACACCGAAAGAGATATATGATAATTATATCGATCATCCTACAACAGAGGATACATTCAAATTATTTTACACACGAAAACTTGATGATGGTGTAGAATTAAAAGTTCAACAGTTTGAGTCAAAGGACGAGGATTACTGTATCTCTTTATTAGAATCAATAATAGAATCAGAAGATTTCCTTGGATGGCCATTTGGAGATAAAATTAATAAATAAAAAGTTATGAGTAAACCAACATTTGTAATCAGTTGCCCTGTTGACACATACAGTGGATATGGAGCACGTTCTCGCGACATCGTTAAAGCGATTATTGAATTAGACAAGTATGATGTAAAAGTCCTACCACAACGATGGGGAAACACCCCAATGGGATTTATTAAAAATAATCCAGAGTGGGAATTTTTAAACAAACACCTTCTACACCAACCACAATTACCAGCACAACCCGAAATTTGGATGCAAATTACAGTTCCAAATGAATTTCAACCAATAGGAAAATACAACATTGGATGTACAGCTGGAATTGAAACAACAATTGCACCTGCTGAATGGATTGAAGGTTGTAGTCGTATGAACTTGATTTTAGGTTCTTCTGAACATACTATTAAAGTATTACGTGATAGTAAATTTGAAAAACGCGATCAACAAACAAACCAAACAGTAGGGTTTATTGAATGGAAAGGCGATAGTGAAGTGATTTTTGAAGGTGCTGATGTAGAAAAATACAAACCAGTAAAATCAACGTTTGATTTATCGAATGTAAAAGAAGAATTCGCTTATTTGTTTGTAGGACATTGGATGCAAGGTCAATTAGGTGAAGATAGAAAAAATGTAGGGTTGTTAATTAAAGCGTTTTTTGAAACGTTTAAAAACAAAGCTAAAAAACCTGCCTTGATCTTGAAAACATCAACTGTAGGATCTTCTTACATGGATAGAGATGAATTAATCAAACGCATTCAAGCAATTAAAGCAACAGTAAAATCAAATAACCTACCAAATGTTTATTTGTTACATGGTGAATTTACTGATGTTGAAATGAACGAAATCTATAACCATTCCAAAGTTAAAGCAATGGTTAACTTAACTAAAGGAGAAGGATTTGGTCGTCCATTACTTGAGTTTTCACTTACAAACAAACCACTCATCACAACAAATTGGAGTGGACATACAGACTATTTAAACCCAGAGTTCACTACACTTTTACCAGGTAATATGACAAAAGTTCATCCTTCGGCAGCAAATAATATGTTGTTAGCAGATGCAGAATGGTTTAGTGTTGACACAGGCCATGTAGGAAGTTATTTAAAAGATGTATTTGAAAACTATAAAGGGTATGCTGAAAACGCAAAACGACAAGGTTTCCAATCACGTACTAAATTTTCATTTGATGCGATGAAAGAAAAACTAGGTAAATTGTTTGAAGACAAAATCCCTGAATTTCCAAAACATGTCCAGTTACAATTACCCCAATTGAAAAAAATTGAATTACCAAAACTTAAAAAAGTAGAAGCATAATGCAACACGAAGAAATAATTAACTGCCCTAAATCAGGAGGGGATTTATGCTATAAAATGCAAGTAGCTCCTGAAATCTATAACTACATGAGTTTATCATGTGGGTTCTGGACAAACTCGTTTATGACAGAAGACCATGATTTTTACAACCAACAAATGGAAACTTTACCTGAATTGTATAAAGATTTAGCTTGGACTGATCCTGAAACAGGTTTAATATGGTTACCAAACACTATTAACAACCCAGAACAAGGTATGATATTTGCCAATGGTTCAAATGCTTCAAGTTGGGGGTGGGCTGCTGTTAGAGCTATTCAAATCCCTGAAGAAGACCAAGAAAAACACCCAATCCCAGGTAAACCAGGAGAATTCATGAAGTTTAAAATGGACATGAAAAACATGAAAATGTTTGAAGAGCGTGACTATATTGAAGCTTTAGATCATATTGGAATATTCCAAAACAGCTAGGATATTTAAAAAAAATTTTATATATTAAAAACATATGAAAATAAGTTATGCAATCACAGTCTGTAATGAATTTCTAGAAATTCAACGTTTAGTGAACTTTTTGCTTCAAACCAAACGTCCACAAGACAATATTGTAATTTTATTTGATGAAGCAAATGGTGACCCCGAAGTTGAAAATTTCTTGAGAACTCATTCTATAAATGGTGAGTTCTCTTGGCATAAAGGAAAGTTTGATCGTAATTTTTCAGACTGGAAAAACAAATTAACTAGTTTTTGTAACGGTGATTACATTTTCCAAATTGACGCTGATGAAATTCCCAACGAAAATTTGATAATAGTTTTACCTGAGGTGTTAGAAGAAAACAATGAAGTTGATGTTTTCCTAATCCCCCGAGTAAACACAGTAGAAGGTTTAACTCCTGAACATATTGCAAAATGGGGTTGGAGAGTAAACGATGCTGGATGGGTTAATTGGCCTGATTTTCAATGGCGTGTTTGGAAAAATAAACCAGAAATTAAATGGGTAAACAAAGTACATGAGCGTTTAGATGGCTTTAAAATGTATACAGCAATGCCTGATGTAGAGTACTTTGCTTTATATCACCCAAAATCAATAGAAAAACAAGAAAAACAAAATCAGTTATATGATGAAATATAAAAAAGTATTCATATCAGGAGCTAACGGAATGTTAGGTACTACTTTACAAAATATTATTGATACTAAATATTTTCTCCTAACCGACAAAGAAACTTCAGACACAGTTAAATTTTGTGATATTAGAGATTTAGACAATACCACAAAAGTCATTGGTGAATTTCAACCTGATATTATTTTAAATTTTGCAGCTTTAGTAGATTTAGAATATTGTGAACAAGAAAAAGATGACTGTTATTTAACTAATACTATAGCAGCAATACATTTATTTAATTTATCTAAAGATTTAAATATTCCCTATGTGTTTATAAGTACCGCGGGTATATTTGGTAATGATAAAGAATTTTATACTGAAGAAGACCAACCTACACCATTAAGTACTTACGGTAAAAGTAAATATTATACTGAACAATTACTTTTAAATCAAAATTACCCTAAATATTGGATATTTAGAGCAGGATGGATGATGGGAGGAGGACCAAACAAAGATAAGAAATTTGTTAATAAAATCATGAAACAGATAAATTCAGGAGCTAAAGAATTATTTGTTGTAGATGATAAATTAGGAGTACCTACCTACACTAAAGATTTTGCTTCCTCTATTTTAAAACATATTGAAGAAGAATTACCTTATGGTTTATATAATATGGTAAGTCAAGGAGAAGCAAGTAGATATGAAACAGCAGTTGCTATTAATGAATACCTAAACTTGGAGCTAATAGTAAATAAAGTAGATAGCGATTACTATAAAGAAGAATATTTCGCCCCACGCCCATACTCAGAAAAACTCATAAATAAATCTTTAAATGATTTAGGAAGAAATTATATGAGAAATTGGAAAGTATGTTTGCATGAATATTTAAACGAATTTTTTAAAAAATGAAAATACCTGTAGC